GAAGAAAATAACCAATATAAAAAGACTTTAATATTAAAATATAATCCAATGTTTATAATTACTCCAGTTGAGTTGCTTGAAATTATATTTAAAAAAATTATATCAAGTAAAATTGATGATTATCTTTATTTAATACATTCTTATGATTTAAAAACACCAGTCATGGAATTTAATAAATTGCTAGAAAAATATTTAGAAGAGACTGGTGGACACTTTTTATTAGAATTAAATTGTGAATAATTCACTTAAAAGAAAATAAAGAAAGCGAGGATAAAAAAATGTCAAAGACTGCAGATGAAGTCATAGAAGAAGTTTTAAAAAGCTTAGTTAATAAAAATATTGGGGTATCTAGTAAAGTAAAAACAATTATAATTAAGGACGGCTCAAGACCTGAGCCTCCTAATGAAGATACAAATAAAAATAATAAATTGTTTTGGTAAATAAAAAAATAGGGGGATTTTAAAAATGGGAAACAATGTTAAATTAACTGTAAAAAGGCAAATAGCTGGAATAATAGAAAAAAATGGACTGGGAAAAAAATTTTATAGGGTTGTTAAAAACTAAAGATTTCAAAGATTATATATTAAGTCTACCTTATAAAATTTTTGAAGAAGAATATAATATTAGTAAAGAAGTTATAAAACATGTAAAAGATAAAAAACTCGAAGAGTTATTAATTAGTTTTTCAAATGAATTAGTAAACTCAAACGATTTTGACGAAAATTTTTTAATGGCACATTATTGCTTATGTCAAAAATTCTTGAGTTTAAATTAAATAAAAAAAATTAGTATAAAAGAGCCAAAAAATAAAGGCTCTTTTTTTGTATTTTCTAAATTGACTATTATATTTCTATATACTATAATTTAGGGAAAAGAGAGTTGGTTTTAAATGAAATATTTTAGTCGTAGAACAGTTAATAATGATAAAAAAGCTTTTCAAATGATAAAATTATTAATTGAAAATGATAAACTAACAACAACTCAACTATCTAATTTACTTGATATTTCTTCAAGACAAATTTCAAATTACAAAAGATATATAAATGATTGTTTGGGAATAAAAATAAATGTAACTTTAGGAAACCAAGGTGGGTATTCTATAGAATCAAAAAAATTAAATAGTAAAGAAATATCTTTCTTAAGAGATAAATTGCCAACAAAATTATTTAATAAAATCAATCATATAAATAAAATTAGTATTTTGTTTAAGGAGGAGGAGGATTCAAAAAATGGAATTACAAATAATAAAAATTAAAGATTTGAAAAATGCAAAATATAACCCTAGAAAAAAATTAAAGCCAGATGATGAAGAATTCCAAAATATAAAAAAATCAATTGAAACTTTTGGATATGTTGAGCCTGTTATAGTAAATAAAAAAGATAATACAATAATTGGAGGACACCAAAGGGTCGCTGTTATGAGCGATTTAGGGCTAACAGAAATTAAGTGTTGTATGGTTGATATAGATAAGGAAAAAGAAAAGGCTCTAAACGTTGCACTTAACAAAATAACTGGTGAATGGGATTTTAAAAAATTAACTAATTTATTAGATGAAATTAAAATTGATAGTGATGATAATTTCTTTGCAACTGGGTTTAATGAGGACGAGTTTATTAGTTTAAATGAAGAGTATGGAACTAAAGAAAAATCAAAAAGTAATGATATAGAAGTTCAAGAAGACAATTTTAACATTGAAAAAGAAGCTGAGAAAATTGAAGAAGCAACAGCCAAATTGGGCGATTTATATAAATTAGGAAAACATTTTTTATTATGTGGGGATTCTACTAGTCCAGAAGATGTAAAAAAATTATTTAATGGGGTTGAGCCGACATTAATGGTAACTGATCCTCCTTATGGGGTAAACTATGCCCCGGAATGGAGACAGCGAGACGATTTTGGAATAGGGAAAAGAACAACTGGAAAAGTCAAAAATGATGATATTGTTGATTGGAGTAGTGCATACAAATTATTTCCAGGTGATGTTGCTTATGTTTGGCACGCTGGTAGGTATACCCACAAAGTAGCTCAAAGTTTAGAAGATTCTAACTTCCAATTAATTAGTCAGATTATTTGGGTAAAACAACATTTTGCAATTAGCCGAGGCGATATTCATTGGCAACATGAGCCATGTTGGTATGTTTGCAAAAAAGGTAAAAATCATAATTGGCAAGGAGCGAGAAATATATCAACAACTTGGAATATAAAAAATAATAATGCTTTTGGGAATTCAACCAATAAAGAAAAGACATATGGACATGGAACTCAAAAGCCAATTGAGTGCATGTTGCGACCAATTGTCAACAATACATCGGTCGGACAGTGTGTATATGATTGTTTTGGGGGAGCTGGGACTACATTAATCGCAGCCGAACAAAGTGGGCGAGTCTGTTATATGATGGAATTAGACCCTATTTATATTGATTGTATTATTAAAAGATTTGAAGACTTTACTGGGAAAAAAGCAAAGTTAATATCTGGAGTTGATACTTAATGTCAAAACCTTGTAAATACTTTTCTCATGTTGAGCCATATTTAAAAGAAATAAAAGCTTTAAGGCAAAAAGGGGAGTCTGAGCGAAATATAGCAAAAAAATTAAAAGTTTCTTGGGGAGCTTTTTCAAGATATAAAAACCAATTTCCAGAATTTGAAGAAGTTTTAAAAGAATCAAAAGAACTATTGGTGGCTGAACTAAAAACAAGTGTTTGGAAGGAGGCAATGGGTTATTATGTAGAAGAACAAACAAAAGAAATTGAAGAAACTTTTATTTATAGTGCAGATGGCAAAAAAATTATAACAGGTGGCAAAGAAAAGAAAAAAATTGTTAAAAAATATCAAAGGGGGAACTCAGCATTATTAATGTATTCTTTATGTAATTTAATTCCTGGGGAATTCCAAAGAGTTGACAAAGAGGCAATTGATGAATTGAAAGAAGAATTAATTAAAAATGCCTCAAAAGATATTATTACAGATAATAGAATTAAAAATGCTTTTGATTGTTTATATGGGGAGGCTATTAATAAAAAAAATGAAGCTTTGAAAAAACTTGAAGAAGCTGAGAAGGGGGGGAAATAAAAAAGATGAATGATTTTTTAAAATTTATTAAAACAATTTATAATTTTAATAATGATTTTGATAAAGTTTTTGAATTAGAAGGGTTATTAAGTAATACACATAATTCTTTATTAAGAGAATTTTTATATGGGACTCAACTTTTTGAAAAAGATTATTTTAAAAAATATGTATCAGACTATAACCATCAAACCGATTTTTTTCTTTTTAGAGACCCGATTTCCTTAAAGGAAGATATCTTTAAATATCAAAATTTTAAAGGGGAAGTTAAAGAAATTTGGAGTGGGATAAAATAAATGTTAGAAAATGTGGTTGATATTGGAGAGTCCCCAATTGGAAAAGCACCAAGGACTAAAGAACATTTGGCAACTTATTGTGCAGTATATTTAAATAATAGATTTCCTTTTCCTTCAAGCGATAATCCTCATTGTATAGAAAACGACCACCAGTCCCCATTCGATGCAATTTGGGCGGCATATGCTGAAATTGACCCGATGGCGATTTGGTATGCTATGAGGGGATCGGGTAAAACTTATAATTTATCAATTCTTGCATGGCTTGAATCTACTTTTAAGCCAAAATGTAAAACGACAGTTTTAGGTGGGTCTCTAGAACAAAGTACAAAAGCAGTTGCATATTTAAATTTTTTATGGGACTTTTGGGGGTCGATTTGTTCAGATAAAGAAATGAAGGCAAATATTGCAAATATTAAAAAAAAGGACTTACTTGTAAATGGAGCTGTAGCTGGAAGAGGGTTTAAATTAACCAATGGGTCAGAAGTTCAAGCCTTGGCAGCGAGTCCAAAATCTGTAAGAGGGCCACATCCTCAAAAATTAAGATTGGATGAATTGGACGAAATGGACGAATTTATTTATAATTCAGCAATGGGTCAACCAAAAGCAAACTTTGGAATAAAAGACAACATTGTTATTAGTTCGACCCTACACCACGCTTTTGGTCTAATGACAAAAGTAATTGACGAAAGAGAAAGAACAGGTGCAAAACTTTTCCAATGGTGCGTATATGACGTTACCGAGCCTTTTGGGTTTTGGGCAATTGATGAAATAGCAAGAAGAAAACAACAAATTCCAGAAGAAATGTGGGACTCGGAATATTTATTAAAAAGACCCCAGGTTGGGGATGCAATTTATGATTTTATGGTAGTTGATAAAGCTTATAGAAGAGGATTTAATATTGATTATGAAAAAGAAATTTTAACTCAAGGGGGAATCGACTGGGGTTATAATTGCACTGTTTTACATGTAGTCCAGGACTGGGGATATAAATTTACCGTTCCAAAGTCTATATCATGGGAGTATATGGAATTAACCGACCGTTGTAAGGAGATTATAGAATATTGTAGAAAATACAATATAAAAACTTTATTTTGTGATTCTAACCCCAAGGATGCAAATATAACTTTACATAAAACAATAAAAGAAATGAATTTAGAAATTAAAGTAATTCCAATACAATTTAATATATGGAAGGATGTCGGAATTAGTGTAATAAGATATTTATTACATAAAAATTTACTTGATATAAAAGATAAAATTTTCAAAGATAAACTCCAACAATACCATTATAAAAACGTTGAATTAGAAATTATTGCAAAAGAGGATGACCATTTTCCAGATGCGTTTTGTAGTTGGGCTGCGACTAGATGGCAAATACTAGGGAAAACGTTATATAATTATGAAAAATATCTAAAAAAAGAATTAAAAACAGTTGGCGAAATAGAGGATAAAATGAAAAAAAGAATTAATGCAAGAAGAACAGTTAAGAATTTATAATATATTAAATTAAAAGGAGTGATTTTAAATGTCTTTTTTAAGGGAAAATAGCCAATTTCCTCCTGCAGACTGGGCGTTCTATTACGATAAAATGGAAGAATGGGCAACTTGGTATAGTGGGGAGGCAGATTACTTGGTAAAATACTATACAACAAAAGCCTACTCAGAATTTGAAAATAATATTTTTTGGGCGAGGATGCAATATGAAGAAAGAATCACAGCAATACATAATCCAATCGCTGGAAGTATTGCCGAGATGGGAGCAAAATTGTTATTTTCCGAGTCTCCAAGAATTCAATTTAATAAAGAAACTTTAAGTGGTAAAAGATTTGATGAGTGTCTAAAAGAAATTAATTTAAATTCCTTATTGTTAGAGTCTGCTGAGTTGGCTGGAGCTTTATCGGGAATAGTTTTAAAAATTGACATTGATACTAACTTGTCAAATATGCCATTAATATCAAGTGTTTGCCCAAATCAATCATTCCCAGTTTTTTATAGAGGTGAGTTGTACCAATTATTAACTTTTCGTGAATGTTTAAGAATTGAAAAAAATGGACAAACAACTGTTTATAGGTTATTTGAAAATAGAAAAATTGTTGATAAAGATTGTATTATTGAATTTAAATTAATGAAAGGGAGACCCGATAATGTAGGAAAAGAGGTCGAAAATACAGAAATTGAAGAAACTGCAGACATGGATTTGAGTCCTATAACTATAACAAATTTACAAGGGTTAGGTGCAGTCTATATTCCAAATTTACGACCAAATAAGCTATTGCCAGGGTCAACAATAGGAATTAATGATTTTAACAGTTCAATTCCTTTATTAGATTCATTTGACGAGGCATGGTCAAGCTGGATCAGAGACATAGAAATTGGAATGGCTAAAATTTTTGTTGATGAGGAATTACTAAATAAAAGCGAGGACAGTTCAACTGGTGAATCTAAAAGCCGTTTACAAAAATTTAATAATTTTTCAAGTTGTTTTATTCAATTAAATATGAGCAGTTATAAATTTGATGGGGGGAGTTCAGCTCCACCAATTAATCCAGTTCAGTTTGCAATGAGAACAGCCGAACATTCCCAAAATTGCAAAAGTTTATCAAGTGAAATAATTCAAAGATGTGGTTATTCCCCACAAACTTTTGGATTGGATAATGAAGGAAGAGCCGAGTCGGGGACTGCTTTAAGAATAAGAGAAAGAACTAGTTTCTTAACTAGGGAGGCAAAAAGTCGTTATTGGATGGCAGGATTAGGTAAATTGTTTAAACAATACCAAATTATTGATAAAGCTTTTTTTAATAAAACTGTAGATATTGAGGGAATTTCAATTGAATTAGAAGATAGTATTATATCAGATGCAAAAGAAATATCCGAAATATTGCAAAATCTAAACAATGCAACTGCAATATCAACGTACTTAAAAGTTAAAATGCAGCATCCCGACTGGGAAGAAAAGGAAATATTAAATGAGGTTGATAATATAAATAAGGATAACGGAATTATTACTGAAGATATTTTTAATAATAATTCTAACAATAGAACTGAAAAAGAAAAAGAGGAAGAAGAAGAAAATATTAAAATAGAAAAATAAATTTTGAAAGGATGATCAAAAATGAATGTAGACCCAAATAAAAAATTAACATGGGAATCTAACCAAGAATTTCAATATAGACAAAAAACTCAAATAATAGTCGCTAAATTAAAAGAAGGGTTGGGAATAATACAAGGAGCAGATAAAAATTTAAATTTGGATTATGATAAACCAAAGAAAATTTTTGAAGATGCTTTAAATTTAGTAAAAAATAATATTCCTAAAACTTATGCTATATCTAATCAAAAAGTTATAACTGCAGTTACTTGTTATATTAAAGCTTGTGAAATTTTAAAAAATGCAGTTAATATTAAAAATACAAAGTTAATTTATAGAGCATCAAATAAAATCCAAGAAGGAAATATATATTTTGAATTATCTAAACTTAAGTTATGGCAAGATGTTGATAGAATGGTAACAAAGAATAATAAAAGGGGTAAATAATAATGATTAATACAAATCATTTAAGTAAAGATTTTGTCTCAGCTTCTTTTACTACAACTTTAATTATTGGAATTGCTACA